ACAAGGAGATACAGGTTTACAAGGTGCAACAGGAATACAAGGTGTAAAAGGAGATACTGGTTCACAAGGCGCAACAGGATTACAAGGTGTAAAAGGATTACAAGGTGATACAGGAATACAAGGAGTTACTGGTTTACAAGGTGCAACCGGATTACAAGGTGATACAGGAATACAAGGAGTTACTGGTTTACAAGGTGCAACAGGAATACAAGGTGCAACCGGAATACAAGGTGCAACAGGAATACAAGGTGCAACAGGAATACAAGGTGCAACAGGAATACAAGGTGCAACCGGAATACAAGGTGCAACAGGAATACAAGGTGCAACAGGAATACAAGGTGCAACAGGAATACAAGGTGCAACCGGAATACAAGGTGCAACTGGATCTCAAGGTGCAACTGGATCTCAAGGTGCAACCGGAATACAAGGTGCAACTGGAATACAAGGTGCCACTGGAATACAAGGATTTACAGGATCTCAAGGTGCAACAGGAATACAAGGTGCAACCGGAATACAAGGTGCAACAGGAATACAAGGTGCAACAGGAATACAAGGAATTACCGGATCTCAAGGTGCAACTGGATCTCAAGGTGCAACTGGATCTCAAGGTGCAACCGGATCTCAAGGTGCAACTGGAATACAAGGCGCAACTGGAATACAAGGAATTACTGGTTCACAAGGAGCAACTGGAATACAAGGAATTACTGGTTCACAAGGAGCAACTGGATCTCAAGGTGCAACTGGAATACAAGGAATTACAGGATCTCAAGGTGCAACTGGAATACAAGGAATTACTGGTTCACAAGGTGCAACTGGATCTCAAGGTGCCACTGGAATACAAGGTGCTACTGGAATACAAGGTGCCACTGGAATACAAGGATTTACAGGATCTCAAGGTGCAACTGGAATACAAGGAGCAACTGGAATACAAGGGGCAACAGGAATACAAGGGGCAACAGGACCTAAAGCTCCAAAAAATGTAAATTTTTTGACAGCAGATACAACCATGATCAAAGAGGATCGTGATGCTAATCAAATACAACTTTATATAAATGATATCGAACCTGTTGCGGGTTTTACCTCATTATTGTCGGATGTCCTTACATCTGGTTGGAAATCAGGTTCTGCAACTGATTATCCAACATGTTTTGAAAATGACAATACCAACCTTGAAAAGGTTAAAACTATTTTTGGGACAAATGAAGGATATATATATTATACAAACGATGGAAGTAAAATTTGGACAGAATATACATATAAATTCGATGGACGCATTAATAAAATATTACACGTAGGAGGAAAGTTTGGAAATATAGTCGTTGGTAATTTTAGAACATATGACACATCAGTATATGTTAATTTTGCCTGTTATATTAATAATTGGGATACAGCTCCTCAACTGTTTGAGTGGATCGATCGTTCCTCATATGTTGGATTTAGTGCTCAAGTAAACTGTGTTGAATACAATAACAATTATTTATATTTTGGTGGCGACTTTAGGACGAGTGTAAAAGGAACCGCGATGCTATATTTAGCTATTGTAGATGCTGAATTACAGATTTATACTATGGACGATTATGACGCGGCTGGCACAGATGGTTCAATAACTTTTATTAAAGCCGACCCTAACAATCAAAACCATTTAATTATTGGTGGTAATTTTAATAAGTTTACTACTAGATCAGGCAGCATAACCAGTAAATTGATAGATTTGGAAGTGGCCGAACTGGGATATATGGCTAAGTCTTGTAAATCTATAGTAAATGATTTAGATCTACAACCATTAACTATTGAATATGATACTGTAAAATCATGTTTTTATGTAGGAGGCGTATTTAGGTCACCTTTTAACTATGCTTTTACACTGAAATGGGATGGATCAGTGTATAATCCAACGTCTTATCTATATACTCCGATAAGCCCTGTAACCATTATTTATTTGTATGCAGGCAAAAATATTTATACTGCTCAAGAGAATGGTGAATTATATCAAAATACCACATATTTAACAAAACTCTCGTCAAGTATAAAGTTTAATGCAATAATTTACAATAAGCAATCTACAGCCAAAGAAGTGTTAGTTGCTACAACAGAAGCATTTGGAGTGAGATCATCTCCATTATATTATATTAAAACTGTATCCAGTTATACATACGGGCCTCTTTTTATTAACTTAAATACAAGTGAAGCGGTAGTTTATAATAATATAGAATACCAAAAAAGTATAAAATTAGTAAACAAAGGACAATCAATCGAATTAATATGGAATGCTTCACGGTCCAAATGGTATATTATAGGATCAAATTCAACTATTGTAATATCTTAAATATTAATACGATTTTGCGTTTGCTTCGCTTCGCTTATAAACTTTTTCTAAAAGTATATATATAATGGCATTTACCAGATTTCATGATGATCCATGCAGAATAACAAAACAGCTTCAGCAGCAAACAGACCAAGGTCGTTGGATAATTGATGTTCCAGGAAACGGAGACAAACCATGTTTTGCTTTAGATCCGCAAATAATTCCGCAAAAGTGGGGTGGCAATTTGTGGACAAATTCGGTCGATATTCAAAGCGCTCTTTTAGGAATAGATAAAAGGTTGAACCGGGATATAAAAAATACTACAAATATTTTGACAAATTCGAGTTCAAATCCTTATAAGCGGTTTCAGGTAAACGCTGCTCCTATTTCATATCCAGTTTGCGACACTTTTATAACCACAGAGCAATCGAGAGCGATAATGCCGGCCTGGACTGCTCGAGATTTACAGCAAAATCATGCATACATTTTGCCGAACAACCCGCAAAAAAATACAGAGATGAAATTTGGCAATTATATAAGCACACGTGTTTTAGAGAAGGAACATTTTAAAAGAGGATTTGAATGTGTGCCGTTGAATGATCAAGGATATACGGTTCCGATGAAGCAGTTTTCCTCAGGACAAAAAACCCAAGGAACTTATATAGGCGGTCCTTCAACTTGTGGATCCAAAAACAGTTGTGAAATACAAGGTTCAAGATAAATTATAAATTATAAATTATAAATTAAATATATTCTTTTTTAAAAGTATATATATAATAATGGAATTAGCAATACCACTAATAGCACTAGGAGGAATGTATATTATTTCAAATAAAAAAAATGATACGCCAAAAAATGCATATAATGAAGGTTTTAATAACATGGGTAAAAAGCCAAATTATTTGCCAAACACTAATGTTCCTCCGCAAAATTATCCAATAATGAATAATCCAGAGTTAATTGATACAGTTCAGGAATATCCAAATCCAAATACGGCATCGGATAAGTATTTCAATCAAAACGCATATGAGCAAAAGGAGCGAGCTGGAAAACCTGTAGGCGACATAATTCAGCAAGTATATTCGCTAACAGGAGATTACATGGCGTCAGATCAATTTAAACATAATAATATGGTTCCATTTAATGGTGCAAAACCTCGAGGGCAAACATATAATAATAACAATGCCGAAACAATTTTAGACAATTATGCAGGAACAGGTTCTCAAATAATTAAGAAGATTGAGCAAGCACCGCTTTTTAAACCACAAGAAAATATTCAGTGGGCTTATGGTGCGCCAAATATGAGTGAATTTTATCAATCTCGTGTAAATCCAGGGCAAAAGAATAACATGGTAAAGCCATTCGAGTCGGTTCGTGTTGGACCGGGTTTAGATAAAGGTTATTCGGCGGATGGAAGCGGAGGGTTCAACTCAGGGATGGAGGCACGGGATCAATGGTTGCCAAAAACAGTGGATGAATTACGTATAGCAACCAATCCCAAGGAGGAATTTTCATTAGCAAATCATCAAGGACCAGCGCAGTCAGCAATTACAAATGTAGGACTTTTAGGGAAGGTTGAGAAAAATAGACCGGATACATTTTTCATTAATAGTCAAGATCGTTGGCTTACGACAACTGGAGCCGAAAAGGCCCAACGCGTGGTTGCAGAAGAAGTGCTTAAACAATCGCATAGAAATGAAACAACGACGCAATTAACTGGCACGCCAAATGCGGTTTTAAAAACGGCGAGTTATGTTCCTAAAAAATATGAATTAACAAAACGAATGCAATTGGGAGCACATCCTGTGGGTCCTTCAAATGCTGCAGGAACCGGGTCGCATACAGATGGTGAGGATTTTTTAAGGAGCCACACAAATTATACAAATAGCAGAAGTGTTAATCAGCAACCGCAAACATTTGGATCCGGGTTTTCAGGTGCTATTGGTGCCGTCATTGCGCCATTAATGGATGTATTTAAACCGGCAAGAAAGGAGGAATATGTGTGTAATATGCGAATATATGGAAATATAATTGGGGAAGTTCCGGGAAACTATGTGCAGACCCAAGGTGATGTGCCAATTACTACGGTTAAAGAGACAACTCTTTACCGACCGAATGGTTATGTTGGTAATCAATTAAATGGCGCTTATGAAGTAACTGATCAACAATCAATAACAAATCAGCGTGATACGACGACAGACTTTTGCCAAATGAATTCTATGGGTGGTTCGGGAACCAAACATGGATCAAGACAATATGATGTGAATTACAGGCAGACAAACAATGAAGCAAAAGAGAAATCGATAGTTGGCAGAACAAATCAGGGAAACATGGCTACATTCAATTCACAGATGAATGTGTCGCATTCTAAGCTAGATTGTGATCGCGAAAATAATCGAATGTGGGCGCCTAGCGCAGTGATACAAAGCGGACCATCTGTGCAAACATATGGAAAAATACATGGTCCAGCAATAAATAATCAGTTTACAAGCGATTGTAATAGAATGGATCCAGCACTTCTTGAAACTTTAAAATCAAATCCATATGCATTTCCGTTTAATAGCGTAGCATAGATAAACAAACTAACAAAATCTACGTAATAATAAATATAAATATAAATATAAAATACGTAATATTAAAATATAAAAACACTATTTTAATATTAATAAACATCATGTCTTTAAATATCCATCAAAAAATAAAAGATAAATTAGAATATTTTCATAGAAATCATAAGATCCCAAATATTATTTTTAACGGATCATCTGGTTCAGGTAAGAGCACAATTGTAAATGATTTTATTAGTTTAATTTATGAAGGTAACAAGGAGAAAATTCGAGATTTTGTAATGTATGTGAATTGCGCGCATGGTAAAGGTATTAAATTTATAAGGGATGAATTAAAATTTTTTGCGAAGACACATATAAATTCAAATGGTGGGAATACATTCAAGAGTATTATCTTATTAAATGGAGACAAACTAACAATGGACGCACAGTCCGCTCTAAGACGATGTATCGAGCTATTCAGTCATAATACCAGATTTTTCATAATAGTAGAAGACAAATATAAATTATTGAAACCGATTTTATCACGTTTTTGCGAGATATATATACCTGAACCAGAATACAAGGGTAAAATAATAAATCTCTATAAATATAATCTGGATGAAACATTTAAACTAACAAATATAAAAAATACAAGATCGGAATGGTTAAAAAAAGAATTGTTAAAACCGATAACATTCGAGGGTATAAATTTAGAAACAGATTTAATTGCTTTTATTACAAAATTATATGAAAAAGGATATAGTGCATTGGACGTAATTAAATTATTAGAAGATAGATCAGCATTTCAGATAGACGACACAAAAAGATATGAATTATTGGTTGCCTTTAATAAAGTAAGAAAGGAATTTAGAAATGAAAAATTATTAATATTATTTATTTTGAACTTTACTTTTTTGGATTTGGAAACGAATTTAGATAATATTTCTTTTATGTAAGGGAACTGCCGTTCCCTTATGATCCCATGCTTTATGTAAGGACATGTGAAATAGTTCTACCGTCTTAGACCTTACGATCCCATGCTTTATGTAAGGACATGTGAAATAGTTCTGCCGTCTTAGACCTCATGATCCCATGCTTTTATGTAAGGGCATGTGAAATAGTTCTGCCGTCTTAGACCTCATGATTTGATACAGGTCGATCCAATAGGCATAGTCGGATTGATCCCAATCAATGTGAGTTTAAATAGTAAAAAAATAAGATCCAATTTTTATATAACAAAATGGATGATTTTAATGTAAGTTCGTTACATGAGTCAAAGAATGAATGGGGTGCACGTTTACTAACGATATTAACGCCATTAATAATTGAAGGACTTAAGTCAATTTTTGACGAGTCGGTAAAACTATGTAGAGTAAATGAGGAGATGGATAAATATTTAATGACATTTCAAAATCTAATAACACGAATTCCAAAGTGGAATGCAAATATTATTGAAAAGGAGAAAAAACGTATTATTGAAAAGAGTGGATGTGGGTATTTAGAAGAATTGGTAACATGCGTGCATATAATTCAATTGAAGCTTTTAACAGCAATGAGAGTTGGTCAGAAGCAAAAAAAGATTGATATTAATATACCTAAACTAGACGATTTTATTCATAAGGCATATATTAATGTGGCACGAAAGGTTTATAAAAATGTATATTTATTTGAAATAAATATAGTTCCTTTGCAAATACAAAGACACAACAGAGAATTAGAGACGATTGTTCAAGAATGTATATTAAATGCGGTTAGAGAAAGTATTCCAATTGAACACATTTTGAAAGCATATATGGATGAAACTGTAGAAGAAGATGTTATTGAAGAAATAAAAGAACAAATAGTAGAAAAAACTGAGGCGTTAAATGCGAGAGGAGAAACTTCTTTTATAAGCGAAAACAAGAATAAGTCGAAAGAGGGTATAAAATTTAATGATGTTGATCAGACTGTAAATGCAACAGGGAAGAAGGAGTTAATACGCGCGCCAAAAACCTTGGAACGTTTGGAAGAAATAAGCAATTTAAGAAATATTCAAAGAAAAATGGACGAGGAAGATGGCGATGATGATGAAAAACTAAATATTTCAGATGAATTAGTTGATTTAAATAGTTTAGATGTTCACGTAATTGGTGAAAAAATGTTAGAGTTAGAACCTAATTTTTTGTTAGATGATATAGAAGTTTTAGCGTAAGTTATTGCGTTAAATTTAAAAATGAATTGTAAAAATATATTGTAAATGGATAATATATTTTTAGTAGCGGGAATAATATCTGTAATTTTTTTTATTGCCAAATTTTTGGAAATGCAATATATCGAAAAGGAAAGCAAACCATTAAAGGTCCTAATTAGGGACACTTTGGTTGTTTATGTTAGTGTTATATTTGGGAACTTTATTTTGGAACAGTTAAGTCCAGTGATTAAGGATAGCTCTATAGTCGAAAGCCCTGCTGCTTTTACTGACAACCCTCCATTCTAATCCACCTTTTCCCTTCGGGTAAGGTGGAGCCAAACTTATTAGACAACAATTATTTTACATTTATCAAACTCCTTTTTTATTTAAATCATCACACCATTTCATAGCATCATTTAATTCATCAATAGACGGCATTTGTAAATATCCATTATAATCTTTATACATGATATTTATGATATCATTTAAATTTTCATATTTATACCATTCGCCCTTATATTCATATAATAATCTGAGTTGTTTATGTAAATTTTCTTCATTTGTTATATCTAAATTTTTAAACCAGTAAAGGAGTTGTAAATCATTGAAACTAACTTTATCTTTAATTTCATTTGGTCTAACTACCGAATAAAAACCACGATTAATAAATCTATAATACACAGAACGTCTTTTTTCTGTTATTAAATGATGACCCACTTTTATCCAATTAGAATGTAAAGATTTTATTATATAAATTCCCATTGTATTATTTATATAATAAATTACATTTATATATTTAATTCAATTTTATTATGTATTATCGGTATTAAATGTAGATAACTATAGTTTAATTTGGCTCCACCTTTACCGTGTTCGCATTGCGAACACGGTAAAGGTGGAATTATCGACCAGTCCAGACTTTAACAAATGGTCTACATGCTTTTTTATTATTAAAATCTTGTAAATAATTATTATACTTGTATTTAAATGCTTGATGATGATGATATATATTACCAAAGAGGGATCTATGATTTTTAAGTTTTGGATTTTCTTGCCAAAAAAGTAAACCCATTATTCTTTCTAATCCACATCGATCTGTCCTATTTTTAATGACTGATGTCAAATTAGTAATGTTGTATTTATTTTCTAACATTTCTAAAAAATGCAAATTAATATATGACTGAACTCCAAAACATAAATCAAATTTATTATTATTATTTAAACCAAGTATTCTAATATCAGAAGAAGAGGTGTTATTTAATTTTTGGTTAAGAGCTACATTATTTTTTAAATTACCGCAAATTCTTAGTAAATTATTCAAATTATTTTTATCATATTCATGATGCCATAAAGGTAATACAGGATATGTAAATAGTTCAAAAGGTATTCTTTTATGAATAAATACACTGTCATGTATGATGACAGCATTATCAAACCATTTATGTTTTAAAAAATAAATGTATGGTAAAAGTTCACCGCGTTTAGGATATTCAGATTGTATGATTTGTAAATTTATATAATCACAATCGGCTGTAACAAAATTCTGATTGCTATTGTCATCGATGATTATAATTTGTCTTAATGGATAATATGTTCTAATTAATTTAACACATTGGTTCCAATATTGATTAGTTATAATAGAATTTACATGTCTTGTAATAATAAATCCATATGACATTTATATTAAATGTTTATATTTTATTAATTAATATTTAATAATTAATACATTTAAGCAAATTTTAGATCCATTCTAACTAACAGCTAACATATGATGGTAATTCATCAATATCTATAATAGTTTCTCCTTTTGAAACCCCATTTTTTAAAATAACATATTTGCTAAACTCGGGTCTATCCAATTGTGCGTTTGGAGTATGATTATGAACACATCTAGCAATCATTTTATATAATTTAAATTCAGGGTAACGTTCCGCTCCATTATTTTTATAAAGAACATTAATACCATTATCATCAGTGCACCATTCAACAATTAATTTAACAATAGGATCACATGTATTAATATTTTTAATGCTATCCATATCATCAATGATATAATCAAATATAGAACATGCTAGTCTGCATAAATCAAAACTGAAATTAGGTTCTAGTCTGGGTTTTTTATCATTAAAGAAAGGTTCTGTATTATATTGAGTAGCTGCATCACCTCCAGTTTGAAAACTATCACTGCAAAATAGTTTATTATCGAATTTATAAATAGCACGCCCAAAATCAATAAGTTTGAATATTTTGCCAAAAGTAGGGACTTTATAGTATTTCTTTTTATAATGATAATAAATGAATTTTTTGTTAGTTGGTATATACATAATATTGTTTGTATGTAAATCATTATGCGTAAAGGAAAATATTTTTTGATATGTAATCAGTGTCATAATTATTTGCATTAAAGCAGATAGCCATTCGTCATCTGATAAATCCGTATTAATGATTAAATCGTCTAACGTATTTTCACAATGTTCCATGCAAATAACTTGAACTGGAAATTTTTGAATAGTTAAAATTAATTTTTCCTCTTCTACATCAGATACATCAGATCCATTCGAACTATTCGAACTATTTGAACTATTTGAACTATTTGATCCATTTGATCCGTTTGATCCAGATTTTGATTTAACAGACCCGTTATCTGATCTAGAGTTTAAACAGTCTAAATCTTCAATAAAATCATCATCGTCGATTAAATCATTTTCATTTGTATGCGATGTTCTAGAGGAACAAGTAGAACCAGATTTAAGACTTGCTGATTTTTTTTGATCAGTAATATCAATAGAACTGGTAATATCAATAAGGTCAATATTAAGTGTCTTAACGTCATCTAACGTAAACGTAGTATCAATATCATTAGAAACTGTTGAATTAGCATTTGAATTTTCAAATATATTATCAAAAATTGTCTCATCAATTGATTTCAAAGATAAATTAGATTTTTGAGAAATATTCATGATGTTAAGTGGTTTAAGACCTGGTTCTTGTAAAGTTGTAATTAAATGAGAATAATCATCGACTGTAAATAACACATTTTGTTGTTTATTAAAAAAATCAGATTGAATTAAATAATCAATATCATCAATTACATTAATTTTATAATTATTTTTGATAGCTAAAAAAGACCCGAAATAATCGAGACCATGAATAAAATTATGTTTATGTAAAACTTGACTGGTTAAGAATGAGAAAAACCCATCAACATATGCTGAATTGTTAGTATCTGCTATTTTAGGATGATTTTTTTTACTCTTATCAATAGAAGGTAAATCAAATAGATGTTCGTCTGTGTGATTATATTTGCCTACAAGATATTTAAATGGATCTAACAAAGGCGCCATTTTAATGAAAACCTTTTGTGTCATTGCGAAATCTTCATCGTCTGCTAAATTTTTTAGTTTGCATGTATAAATATGCTCATGTTCAAATAAAACATCCTTATCCTTTTTTTTAACATCTTTAATATCTGAAATATTCCACATATGATTTAAATTAATAGAGTTAAAATTAGTAGTATTCAATGAAAAAAAACGATCATAAATGGGTAGATAATTTTGAACATTAGAAAGAGAAATATTGGGATTAGATTGAAATTTGTTGAAAAGATTGAAGTTCTTTCTCTTTTGATAATTCACAGTGATTGCCATTAGCTAATAAAAATAATAATAATAATTGTATTTAACTTATTATAAATGAAATATATTTAAACTAACAAAATCCGGGAATAAATGCCTAAAGTTTAAAGACTAAAGTCTTGCATTCTTAGTTGCGTAGAATAATATTCTTTTTTTAAAATATATAATAGTATAATAATGAATTTAGAGCTAAAACGTTTTGATATGAAATCTATCAGTTTTAAGCCTAATGAATCTAAGGGTCCCGTTGTTGTTTTAATTGGCCGACGTGACACTGGTAAATCATTTTTAGTAAAAGATTTATTATATTATCATCAAGATATTCCTATCGGAACAGTCATCTCAGGAACAGAAGAGGGCAACGGATTTTACGGCAAACTGGTGCCAAAATTATTCATCCATAATGAATATAATACGGCCATCATTGAGAACATCTTGAAGCGACAGCGGCAAGTCTTGAAACAAATCAAAAAGGAAATGGAACAATTTAAAAGATCTACAATCGATCCTCGAACTTTTGTCATCATGGATGACTGCTTATATGATAATACGTGGGCAAAGGAGAAGTTAATGAGGCTACTTTTCATGAACGGTTTATGAATGGTCGGTCAATGACCGAACATAAAGTGTTTGCCGTTAAGAGTTATTCCAAAAGAATAGCTAGTGTTCTTTTAAAAGAACGCAACACGTCCAAATTGCGGGGATATCTTGCTAGGATTATGCTACTAAACCATCTAGGAAACTAGGATGGCGGCTTATGCTAACAACATAAGGTATAGTAAAAAGGCATAATATAAAGACAATCCGCAGCCAGTCTTCTAAATCCATTATGATAAGGATATGAAGGCGGTTCAACGACTAAATGCCCGTGGGCTGGAGCGAATTAATCACTCGCGATGAAAGCTTAAGATATAGTCTAAACCCACTCGAGAGAGTGCCGTGCCCATTTAAAAAGCATGGATTTAATGATTTCAGAAAGAAATGTCTGAATGAAAATGGTATAATTGAGACACTGGAAGGTCATGTTAATAATTACAATGCAATATCCACTTGGCATTCCACCAGC